CCGCGAATGCGGAGCGCGTCGTCGCCCCACTGATATTTGTTGCGGCTGTCGCCGTGCGCGAACCGTGCGTCGGCCTTGGCGTTCTGCCGCGCGAACGACTCCCAGTCGACGCAGCGGTCGAATCGCTTGTGCGCCTCGCCTACGATGCGCTCGTCGGGCGTGCCGGTTAGCTCGTCGTCATCGGTCATGGGTCAAGCAGCGTCCCGTCGATGATGCCGTGCGCTATGACCACGACAGCCTTGAGCGATTGCTCCGGATCGCCCGACGCCGCGCACAGGCAACCCATGAGGCCGGCGACTGCCGCGAGGCAGATGGTCTCGTCGTTGTGGACGCCTACGGTTTCCAGTGCGTCCAGCATCGCGCCGGTCGCGCGTCCGATGCGCTGTGCGTCCTCCTCCGTCGCCATGCCGTGCATCTATGCCCCCATCCACCCTGAGCCGTCGCTGCTGCCGCCGCCGTAGCTGGGCGACGGCGCGGCCTGCGCCGGCTTCTTCTTTTCCCGAGCGCCCATCGCCAGCATGCGAAAGCTGTCGGCGTCGTCGCTGGACCAATCGTGGACCGGCGAGGATCGCCACACCTGCCCGGCCTCGTTCCATTCGCGATGGTAGGATTTCAACGACTTCAGCCCCTTGGCGCATTTGGTCGCGTCGAACCAGCACGCCGGTAAGACCATCATCACGGCGTTGATACCGTCTTGGACGGCGCCCGGCCCGGTCGGCACGGTGACGATGTTGCGCATTCCCAGGCTGCCCAGCACGGCCCTGCGGCTGCGGCCCGTGCCCAACTCGTCGACCTCGACATCGTGCGGCAGCAGATGCCGGGCGTAGGTGTACGGCCGTTGATTCAGCAATCGCACGTAGTGATCGAGGCCCACGCCGCTGTCCGATATGTGGTCGATGATGCGCCATTGGCCCGACGGTGCGATCTGCGCGAACCAAATGCTCGTGCTGTTGTCGATCCCGAGATCCCAGCTTGTCGTAACCTGTAGGCGCGGATCGTGCGGGACAGAGGTAATCCGGCCCTCGATCTCCGCTGCGTGCAGCAGCTTGCCGTAATACGACCCGGAGTTTGGCGCATCGAATGAACACTCCAATTCCTGTGCGAACTCGGCCTCGGTCATTTCCCGGCGCAACCTTGCGATGGCGGCTGCCGACAGCGCGCCGGTTTTCCGGTAGTCGAGCAGATACGCAGAATATCCGGGGATCGTCCGCGCGCGGTCGTAGGCGGCTTGCAGCAGACCCCGGCCCTTCGGTGTGCCGGATCGCACCAACGTGCCGTCGCGGTCGGCCAGCATCGGTTCGATGACCAGCGGCACGAGGCTGGGCGGGGTGTCGTCAAACTCGTCGACGACGACAAGATCGGCCGCACCGCCGCGCCAGGAATCCACGCGATCCGCGCCGCCGGCTTGGAACACGCCGCCGTTCGGCAGCCGGATAACCATGTCCGAGCGACGCGCCATCGCACCGGGAATAGCGTCGGCCGCGCGGACCAGTTGGTCCCATAGCCCGGTGCGTTGCCACATGACGCCGTAGGGCAGGATGTGGACGACGCGCGGCAGGGGCTTCGGCTCGGTCAGGGCGCGCTTGAGGCCCAGCCACATCAGCGCGGTCGATTTGCCCGCGCGGCGATGGACGACGGCCACGATGCGCGGCGCGGGATCGTTGAGCAGCGGAATCTGCCAAGGTCGCGGCGCGAACGGCAGCACGATCTCACGGTAGCGGGTCGGTGTCCTGATCGCGGGTTTCCGCTGGCTGGTCGCTATCATGGCGCTCCTGCGGCTGCGCGTCGGCCCAGCGGAACGACAGCGCCAAGGGCTTATCGTCGGCGTTCGCCAGGGCTACGTTGTCCCGCCGCACCCAGCCGCCGCGCCTCTCCAAATAGAACTGGATCGCACCTAGATCGCCCGCGTCGGCCTTCTCGATCAGCCGGCGCGCCATGCGATACGTGATTGACGAGTAGCCGTCGCGCAGCTCGGCTTTGTAGCACCGGCGCAGGGTGTTGGCGCTGATCTTGGCGCCCCCGGCGGTCAGCACGAAGCAGATGCCCGACTGGTCCAGCCCGGCCGCGCACATGAAGGCGACTTGTCGCCGTGTCTCGTCGGTCGGTGTGTGGGGCGCGTTCACGAGGCTTCGGATGCAGTGTGCTTTAAGAGCAGGTAGCGCAGCGAGTCGCGGTCGGCGGTGCTGAAACCGCGTTCGCAGATGCGGTCCATGATCGCCGCTTCGTCCCGGTGGGCCTGCCGAATGTGCGTGTGTTCCTTCGGCACCAGCGCGCCCTCGACCCACCAATGGGGTTCGCCGCGCGGGCTTAGGCTGACGCGGTAGTACATCGCAGGCTCCGTGGGCTTGCGTCTGAATTGTCTGTGCGCAACGGTAGCAGCCGACGCGGCTAGGAACGAGGACGCCGAACGCCTGTAGCCGCTACGGGTTGCCGCGTCGCCCGACCGACCGAGGGAGGCACAATGACCGTCGAAACGAAGTGGACGGACGATATGCTGGCAGAGTTGCGCCGCCACTTCGACGCCGGGACGGGTGGGCTGCGCATCGCGGAGGCGCTGGGTATCAGCAAGGGCGCGGTCCTGGGCAAAATCCATCGGCTGGGCTGGGAACGCGGCCAAGTGTTCCCGGAGACAAGGTGGACGGACGAGCTGGTCGCCGAGTTGCGGACTTACTTCGACAAAGGCCTGACCGACCGCGCCATCGGCGGCAAGATGGGTCTCAGCAAAGGAACCATTTCCGGCAAGTTGGCCCGGATGAAGTGGGTTCGTCCCCCTTCGGCCCCGCAGGCGCCGCGCCCAGCAGCGCCGCGCCCGGCCGCGCCCCGCCACCGTCCCGCCGCGCAGCCGGCCGCGCGTTCTGTGCCCGCGCTGCCGGTTGGCAGCCCGTGTCTTTGGCCAAGTTGGACGATGAAAGACGACGCCTATTGGAGTCTGATAGCGGCCGGCGTTCCGCCTCGATGCGGCAAGCCGTCGACGGTGCGGTACGATGATTTCGGTCGGCCGGTAGCGTGCCAGTACTGCCTGGAGCATGCCGCGCGGGCGTTTCAGGCGAGCGACCAGTTCGTCCGCCGGTTGCGGGCGGCTTAGGCTTCGACCTTGGGCGGGAAATACCTCTCGTGCATGGTCGTTACCATCGCGCGGGTCACTTGGTCGGAGGGCGGTAGCGACGCCGTGTCGACAACGCCATCCGGCAGTTCATAGATGATCGTCAAGACGACCGGGTTGAGCGCCAGGATGCGCCGCACCTGTTCAACCGCCGCCTCGGCCATCGTCATTTCGGTGCGGGCGCCGGCCTCGCTTGGCAGAACCACGCGCACGGTCATGGCGCCGCATCGGGGAACGGCAGCGCCGGGCCTGGATCCTCGAACGGCGCAGCGGCTGCCACTCGCGCCTCGCGGGCCTTGCTCGGGCCTGCCAGCCCCATCCGGCCCAGCTTCGCCGCGACTGCGTTTTTCGACATGCCGACTTCGGCCGCGATTGCCTTGAACGTGAGACCGGCTGCGCGCAGTTCGGTGATGCGCGCGGTGTCCTCGGCCGACCATCGAACGGCGGCGGTCATCGGAGCAGCAGGACCAAAATCACGCAGACGACTACCAGCCCGATGCCGCCGCCGAAGTACGGTCCGCCATACATGCCGCTGGCGTACCATCCCCCGCCACCGGCCAGCAGGACCACGACGAGGATAAGCAAGAGCAGCGGCATGGTGCCTCCGGTCAGGTCGTGGCGAGGCTAGTCGAAAACCGATGCGCCGGCCGGGTCTCGGTGGTGTGGCGCTTGGCCAGCTTCCGCAGCAGCGCCGGGTTGACGCCGGCCTCCAGCAACTCGGCGACATAGGCCAGATGGTCGACCACCTCGATGGGCTTGGCGACGACCAAACGGATGCACACCACCGGCCCGGCATAGACAATGCGATCCGTGCCCACCGGCTCGGGCGCCTTGGCCGCGTCCGGGATCGTGCCCGTTTTGATCGCGCCGGCCAGCGCCTGTTGCCACGCCGACTCCGCGAGGCGCCGCAGTTGGCCCGCGATGTGGAGTTTCCATGCCGCGAGCGCGCGGGCCAGGGCCGCAGCCTTGAGGGTGCAGCGGGGCATGGCGGTGCGGCTGACCGTGCCGATCTCCGCGAAGGCGTCGGTGATCGCCTGGGTCTTCGTAACCGCGCGCGCGGCGTCGAGGGGCATCGTAGCGTCTCCGGCGGGGTTCTGCGGGCGTGGACTTTAGCGGTGGCGGCGGGGGCGGCGCCGTTGTCCGACGACGCCGCCCCTTCGCCATCCCGCCGGCAGGATCACACGCCGGCTGGACTCTGTAGGGGCTGCTCCTTGAGCAACTCGCTCCTGCTCGGTGAGCAATGGAGGTATGGGACCAATCCTGGGCCTCTGGCGTCAGGCAGCCGCCCCGGCTGCGGAACTTCGGAGCAACTATCATGGCCCAACACACATTCGCCGAATTGATCGCGGTCTATAACTTCCTTTCCCGCGCCAAGATCGGCCGCTTTTCGTCTTACGCTACCGGCGCCCGCCGGGTCGACAAACTGCTGAAAGAGCGCGGCATGACGATGGGGCAGGCGCTGGCCGCGATGAGGACGCCGGCGCCGGTCGAATTCGCAGACGATGCCAGCTACGCCTAGGCGCTCGCCGCCTGCGGCCAGGATGACGCGACCAACGAGAACGCGGCGCCGGCCACGGCCGAGCAGATGGACGCCATCGTCGAAGCCGCGAACGCCGATCCCATCCCCGACGCCCCCGCCGAGCCGGCCCCGGCCCCCGATATCGCAGACGCGATCCTGGCCGGCGCCGGCGTCGGCGGCTACCCTAAGAAGGCCGGATCGCAGGCCCGGTACTTCAAGGCGACGAACGGCACGCTGACGGTTTTCCGCAGCACCATGACGCGGCCGTATAACAGCGCCTGGATCAAGGGCACACGGTCCTTCGGGTTCTCCGAGAAGGCGGGAGAATGCCCCGCCATCGAGATCACCGCCGACGAATACACGGCCCTCGTCGCTATCAAGGCACGCCGCCTGGGCGGCAAGATGACCGGCCCCGCCGACTCCTGGGTGTTGAACAGCGACCTGTCGCCTGCCGCCCCGCCGGCCCCGCCGGCCCCGCCTGCGCGCGCAGCAGCCCCGGCCGCGCCCATCATCGCCGCCGCCGTCCGCGCCACCCTGCCGCCCCCGCCCAACTTCGAGGCCGCTACCCACAAGCCCTATCGCGCCAAACTGGCGAAGCTGATCGAACTGGCCCACGCGGGCGACATCGGCGGGATGCTCGCCATCGAAATCAAGCCCAGCAGCACCAGCCCGAAGGCCCTGATCCGGTATCGGAACGCGGTGATCGCGGCCTTGCAAGGCACGACGCACATCCCGACGCCGCCGACGCCGCCGGCCGCGCGCGCGCCCAAGCCGGGCCGGGCAGCCAAGGCCGAGCCGGCGCCCGCAGCAGCCAAGTACACGCAACTCGCCGATCGTGACCGCAAGCTCATCAAGGGCGCTACATCCTTCTCGGTCTTCCGGTCGGGTGGCCGGGGCAAGACCGAAAAGCAGTTTTTCGAGAGCCTCGCCGCCGCGATGGCGGCCGCGAAGGCCGACGACCGCTCGGTCGTCTATGCCGTCACCCGGCACGGCCAGAGCATTCTGGTGCCCGCCGACTACATCGACGCGCGGGCATGATCGCGCCGACGTTGGCACAGCACGCCGGGGTTTGGGTCGTACGCGACGACCTGATTCCTGGCGGGACCAAGGCCCGCATCTTCGGGCCGCTGTTCGCAGACCATACCGAGATCGTTTACGCCTCGCCCGCACAGGGCGGGGCGCAAACCGCGTTGGCCCATGCCGCTGCGGCGGCAAACAAACGGGCGACCATCTTCGTAGCCCAACGGGCCGCGCCCCATCCGCGCAGCCTGGAGGCAAAACGCCTCGGCGCTACCGTCGTCCAAGTATCACCCGGGTACTTGACCGTGGTAGCCGCCCGCGCCAGGGCCTACTGCCGGGCATCCGGCGCTTGGCTGCTGCCGTTCGGCGCCGACATCCCAGGCGCCCCGGAAATCATCGCTGCGGCAGCCCGTGCGGCCTACATCCAGCCCGACGAGGTTTGGTGCGCAGCCGGCAGCGGAGTCCTCATGCGCGGGCTGGCCCTGGCGTTTCCGAAGGCCCGGCGCTTCGCGGTCCAGGTCGGCCGCGCGCTGGTCCCGCAGGATGTCGCCGGCGCTGCGATCGTACGCTATCCCAGGCCTTACGACTTCGCCCTGCATGGCGCAGCCCCGTTTCCGGCCGATCCCCACTACGACGCGAAGGCCTGGGAGGTCTGCGCCCGCGACCATGGTCCGGGCGTGGTGCTGTTCTGGAACGTCACCGGCCCCGCGCAGCTATCATAGCGGCACGCCGAACGAGGCAGGATCGGACGCCGCCTCGATGTCGCCAAACTCGCAAGGCCCGCACGCCTTCGTGGCCTTGATTGGGTCGCCCTTGACGAAGATGAGGACGTTTTGGTGCGTCTTTCCCAGCTTGCGACCGCTGGTAAACTGCTTGCCGGCCCGGATGGGCAGCGACCCGGCGGCTGTAACCAACACCGCCTCGTTGTACAGCCGCAGCCCGGCCGCATCGAATGCCGCGATGGTATGCCACGGGAACCCGAGATAGAGGCCCTTCTTGTCCCGCACGTCGCCGACGACGAAGCAGGCGAATCGGTCGGGTTTCAGCATCCGGCAGGTCGCCGCGATGATGGCACCCAGTCCCACGCGGAACGCGGGATAGTCCATTGTCGATAGGTCGCGCCGGTCGTCGCTGTAGCGTTCGAGGTCGGCATAGGGCGGGCAGGAGAACACGAAGTCCGCCTCGGTGCCCGGTGCCAAGTCCGCGATGTCGTGGCTGTCGCCCTCGTGCCAGATGGGCGCGGGGTCGGTGCAGATGGCAGCGGCCTGGGTGCGGTTGGCCGCGATCTGGCGCGCGGACAGGTCGATTCCGACGTAGCGCCGGCCCAAGATCGAGGCGACGATGCCGCGCACGCTGCCGCCCGCGAACGGATCGAGGATCAGGCCACCGGGCGGGCAGAACCAACGGTAGGCGAGTTCGCAGAGGACCGGATCGAAGATCGACGTGCCGGATGACGATGGCTCCGCGTCGGCCCCGGGCTTTCGGTAGGCGTCCGACGTGACTCCGGTCGCCAACCCGCTGCCCGACGCCGTCTGCTTCACCGCGCCCACCACATGCTCGCCGCGCATTAGATCCTGGCCGAACGTTCGCGCGTCAGCCTGCCGCACGGCCGCGCCCATCGCCACGCTGGCGCTTGCTGTAGTCGGCCGCCGGCAGCATCGCACCGCCCGGCGTAGCGTTGGCCTTGGCGTTCCTGGCCCTATCCAGCGGCGCCGTGCCTGGCACTGCGTTCGGCCTGCGGCCCTGCCGCTGCGCATCGAATCGTTGGGCCTGCCCGTCCGTCCCGCCATAGTTCAGCGTGCCGTCGACGTTGCGCGTGACCGTAGGCGGAAGCGGCGGGGTCGCCGCGCCCTCGCCGCGCCCGATCTCCGACTGTATGCCGAGCGCCAACCACGCCCGCTTGCGATCCTGCCACCAGCCCTCGCGGGCGTTGAGTACGCTAAACGGGGCCACGCCAAACTGCGCGGCCAGGCTGCCCGACCCGCCGCCGGCGCCATCGCCCACGCCGCCGAACAGGGCGCCGAGTTCCGGCATGTCGAAGCCGGTCAGCGCCAAATCGAACCCGCCATCCCGCAGCTCACCGAGTTCGATGGCCAGCAGCTCGCGATCCCAACCGGCGTCCAAGGCGCTGCGGTTGTCCGATAGGATGACCGCCCGGCGCTCGTCCTCCGTTAGATGCGACAGGTCGATCGTGGGCACGCGGTCGAGGCCCAGCCGCAGCGCCGCCGCATGCCGCGCATGGCCCGCCAGGATGTGCTGGCCAGCTACGAGGATCGGATTCGTCCAGCCGTTGGCGACGATCAATCGGCACAGCTTGTCGATCTGCTCGGGCGTGTGGGTGCGGGCGTTTCGCTCGTAGGGAATCAGCCCGTCGACTCGTTTCAGCCGGTACGGCGGAAACCCGCTGCCAGCCGCCGTTTTCTCTCGCGCATGCGCGCGAGGCTCAGGTTGCGGGTCGGGGGGCGCCGCCGCCGCCGCCGGCGCGGGCGGTGCGGGCGGCGCCTTCGGCTTGTTCTTGCTGCCGGGACGCCGGCCGCCGGTCTTTCTTCCTGCCGCCATCAATAAGGTTCCGACATGCGTTTACGCGACCAGATAGCGCGCGGAGGAATCTCCGGGGCGCGCGTGCGAATACCTTGTCGTGGTCGTCAAGCTTGCATGGCCCAACGTGGTCTGCACGACGTGGACAGGACATCCTCGGTCCAGCGCGTGCGATGCGTGGGCGTGCCGCAGCCAATGCGCCGATGCCGCCGCCGGCAGTTTTGCGCGCCGCATCGCCGTTTTCACGACGACATCGACCTGGGAGCGGTGCAAACCGGCCCCATTGCGTGACCGGAAAACCGGATCGTCCCGGCCGGCGTTTCCGCGCAGCCTGGACAGCCGCGCCCACATCGGCGCAGGCAGCAAGATCACGCGAGTCTTGCCGCCTTTGCCGAGGACCGTGATCTGGCCTGCCTCGTCGCGTTCTGTCAGGTCGCGCCAATGCAGGCCACAAGCCTCGCTGATACGAAGGCCCGCCGAGTAGAGCAGCCGCACCAATGCCGCATCCCGCAAGACGTACGGACCGCGCCGCAGCGGCGCGTCCATCTGCCAAAGCAACCGCGCGACCTGTTCCTCGCTCATGATCCGCTCGGCCAGCGTGTCCTTGACTGCGGGCATTTGGTAGGCGGCGCCGACGTTGACCATCAGGTAGCCCCAGCGGTGCCCCATCGTGAGCAGCGACCGGAGCGCCGCCATCCTGCGCACGGCCGTTGCCGGCCGCAGCCCGACGAGCGATGCGCCAAAGTCCTGGACGCCCCCGACCGTCAGCGCGCGCAGCGGCACGTCGGTGAAGGCGCGGAACGCGCGCCAGTCGATCTGGTAGGCGCGCCGCGTGTTCGCGCTTTGGAACCGGCCTATCCAGCGCCGCACCAGTTCGTCCTCGCTGGCGACCTGGGCCGGCATGACCGCGCCCACGATAGCCGGGACGATGCCGTTCTCTGCCATCGTTGGGGGCGCCTTCGAACCGGAGATAACAGTAATTATGTATGCGGCTGCCGAGCCGCCCGGAGTCTATCCGACCGCGCTGCGGGGCATCGTCACTCGCGCCTCGCGGCCCAG